GTGATAATCGACACGATCCAGGAATGGTTCAAGGAGGTGCTGATCGACGGCATCATCTCAAACCTTTCCGGGACCTTTGATACCGTGAATACGAAGGTGGCCGAGATCGCAGGCGAGGTCGGCATGACGCCATCCGGCTGGAACGGCGGCATCTTCAACATGATCCGCGGCCTCTCTGAAACGGTCATCGTTCCCATCGCCGGCATCATCCTCACCTTCGTCATGTGCTATGAGCTGATCCAGTTGATCGTCGAAAAAAACAATCTCCATGATTTTGACACCTGGCTTTTCTGGAAGTGGATATTCAAGACCTTCTGCGCGGTGCTGATTGTCACGAACACTTGGAATATCGTCATGGCGGTGTTCGACGTGGCACAGAGCGTGGTCGATCAGAGCGCAGGCGTCATCATCTCCGACGCGGGGATCGACATTTCCGGCGTCGTGGGCGATCTGGAAACGACGCTGGCAGATTGGAGCATAGGTTCTCTGCTGGGCCTGTGGTTTCAAAGCGTCTTTGTGGGCCTCTGCTCCCATATCCTCACCATTGCCATCTTCCTTGTGATCTACGGAAGAATGATCGAGGTGTATTTGACCGTATCCGTGGGGCCGATCCCATTTGCCACGATGGTCAACCGGGAATGGGGCCATACCGGGCAGAACTACTTGAAGTCCCTGCTGGCGCTGGGCTTTCAGGCGTTTCTTATCATGGTCTGCGTCGGCATCTACGCGGTGCTGGTTCAGAATATCGCCGTGGGGGATGATATCACCGTGGCGATCTGGGAGTGCATGGGCTACACGGTACTGCTGTGCTACACGCTGTTCAAAACCGGCAGCCTTGCAAAAAGCCTGTTCGGAGCGCATTGACCTCTTGCAATCTCCGAATAATTCTGATAGAATTATCGTAGAATAATTCAGGAGGTGTTGACCCGTGATTATAAAATCTTCGACCGCGCTTCGCAACGACTACGGCATGATCTCTGATCTGGCGCATGATGAAGCAGAACCTATCTATATCACCAAGAACGGCGAGGGCGACCTTGTCGTTATGAGCATCGAAGCCTTTGAACAGCGCGAAGAAACCTTGAAGCTGCGCGCAAAGCTGGAGGCAGCGGAAACAGCCCGGCTTTCCGGCGCACCGACTTATACGCTGGAGGAATCCAGAAAACGGCTGGAGGCGATCTATCAGCGTGGCTGATCTTGTGATTCTGGAACCCGCCCAGTGGGAGTTGGAAGAAATTGCGCAGCTCCACATGAACCTTGTGGGGCCAAACTCAGCAAGGAATATTATCGCTTTTTTCTGTAAAAGTATAGGATTCACCGTTGATTGTCAAGGTTGAAGTTACTTCACATTGATAGTAAAGTCTATTTGCTTTTTTAGTGACGCTTTTGGGCAGCGTGTATGTGTTGCTGGTAGCCCCGGGAATTGCTTTCAAATTACCGCCCAATCCACCATTCCCGTCGTAGAACCACTGATAGGATAATTCTTCCTCGCCGGTTGTAGTGGCTTCGATGCTTAACGTCGGCGTGGCTAATTTGTCGCAGCTTGTGCTTTGCGGCTGCCGTGTGATTGTTACTACCTTTTCTGAATCAATAATATAAAAATATGAGGTAGTTTCTGTGCCGTCGTCGCAAACAAGACGAACTGGGATTTTTGCTATGCTGCTGTCGGCTTCGCGGTAGTTTGCCAAATTAAGTTCAACTTTTTGGCCACTTGTATATTCTACGGTGTTGGTTCCATTGTCAAGATAGCATTTTGTATTTGCGGTCTTAAATTTCCCCGAAAACACTATCTTGTCAGCGGAAGAGAAGGAAACGTATGTATCGTGAAAATACCAAATGCCCGATGTATATTCCGGTGAAACGCTAATTTTGTTACCGTCAGTATCGGTGAGTGTCGGTGTTGTTAATGTTGGCTTTAAGACATAATAAAATGTGTATTTATCAGAAACTGTAAATGTTTTTTTGTCGCTGGATACTTTGCCAACTTCTATAGAGAAACTGTTTTTACCACATGATGCACCAGTAATGGCGGTCATGCTGCCCACATTGCCTACTGAAGCATTTTGTCCTTTAATTGACTGTGGGTTCCCTTTGGGTACGCCATTGATACAAATTTGATAATACAGATCATCTTCTGTAACGGAAGCTATTATTTTTGGTGCAACTCCGTTATACAGCACCAATTCATCATCATCGCTATACGTTGTTTTGGCAGGATCAAAAACAAAGCCTGGAATGTCCGTAGCCAAATTAAATGCTGCTCGGATTTTTAGGTCAGAGACATATCCGTTTATTTTCGTCGAAGGTTCAGCCGAGGTTTCAGCGTGAACGGGAAATGCCATCGCAAAGAAAAAAAAGAAGCATACTCCTAGCATGAGGAGTATGCTGGTTATATACTTCTGTCCAGAACGTATCCTCTGCATCTTTATTCTCCTAAATATAAAATCCCACGCCCATCCCCCCCCCCCCGGGGCGGGGGGAGCGGGGGGGGGGTTTGTGCGGCATTTTAGTGCTTCTGATAATTAAATTACGCAGTCAGCCAATAATCATAGCTGGTCCAACGCTCTGTCTGCTCCAGATAGTCAATAACGATGTCGTCACCGTCCGCAATCGTGTACCAGTATTCGCTGAATACAGAGAAAGTCACGGCAAACACGGTTATTCATCGTCATGCGAATATCCGAAAATCTTTGCAATATGCCGTAAAGATTGGTCTTATCAACTACAACCCGGCAGACCGTGTGGAGCGCCCGCGCAAGCAGAAGTATGTCGCTTCTTTTTACAATGAGCAGGAGCTTGAAACGCTGTTTGCCGCCGTGAAAGGTAAGCCGATTGAGCTTGCCGTGATCCTCGGTGCGTTCTATGGCCTGCGGCGCAGTGAAGCTGTCGGCCTGCGGTGGGATGCGATTGACTATGAGCGAAAAACGCTCACAATCAAGCATACCGTGACGCAGGTAAACGTTGACGGCAAGCAGACCATCGTAGACAAAGAACGTACCAAGACAAAATCCAGCTACCGCACTTTACCGCTCGTTGCACCATTTGAAAAACTGCTGCATGAGCTGAAAGCAGAACAGGAAGAACATCGCAGGGTATGCGGCAACGCGTATTGCACGGAGTTTTTGGATTACATCTATGTGAATGAAATCGGTGAGCGCATCAAGCCGAACTTTATCACACAAAATTTTCCGCTCGTACTGGAAAAAGCCGGTCTGCGCCGTATTCGGTATCACGATCTTCGTCATAGCTGCGCGAGTTTGCTTTATGCGAACGGTGTCAGCTTGAAAGACATCCAAGAATGGCTGGGGCATAGCGACATTTCCACAACCTCGAATATCTACACGCATCTGGATTACAGCTCCAAGGTGTCCTCGGCAAACGCGATTCTGGACTGTTTTCCAACATAAAAAATCCCCCCCGCCCCCGCGTTTACGCACGCGGGGGTGTTTTTTTTACCATTTGCTTTGCTTACGCATACGCTTATTCTGTTTGCGGTCAAGGGGTATATTATTGGTCTCACTATCACGATTACGCAATATTTCTTCATCAGATATGTAATCTTTGTTGAGCATATTCGTTACAAGTTCCGAAGTATCGTAAAGCTTGCGGTACTGATTACGTTGCAAATGTGTGACCGTGGACGAACACACAGGCGTATATGAATGATTTTCGGAATACATTTCATACTCCTCAATATCGTACTTATAGCCTGTCATAAGCCGTGTAAAAGGGTGTCTGAAATGCGTTCGGCAGGCGGTAACATCAGCGGTTATATCACGTATCTGCTTGTCTAAGAGGTTAAACCGCTGAACTGTTGCAAGTATCATCATACGGCGTTTTCTGCATTGACACAAATGCTGATAAAGACTTTTTGGAACGCTGTTGCGACCGCCCGAAAAATCACGGCTGTTGAAGATTGTTCCTATCTCATCTATCAAGACTAAAGTATTTTTCGGGGCGTTTAAAATATCCTGCGGAGAGTTTAGGGGATAGATTTTTGTATATTCGGGAAAGCCCGAAAGCTTGATATTTGTGACAATATGTAGTTGCGGATACTTACAACAGAGCTTGTACGCTTCCGTCACCATAAGAGAGGTTTTACCTGCACCAAATTTGCCGACGTATAAATGTATGCCCCAACCTTGAAAAAGCTGTTTCCAGTTAAAATAAAGGGCTGTAGCCTTATCGTAGGCTACATAAGCCGTGAGGGCAGGCAGACGGACGAAATAATCTAAAATAACCATTTATTTATCACTCCAATTAAAAATAAAATAAAGTATAACAGAGATAATGTACAAAGCAAGAATAGTCCACACGGCTACCACCTCCGAGGATTGAAAAAGCGAATCATTGCATTATACAACATTTTCCAAAGCAGATAAAGCATTATACAGGCGAATATAAATTCAATACATAACACGCCAAACTGTTTCCAAGTTGTTATAGTGTCTATTGCGGACAAATCACAGCCTAAGAGTTTAAGAAGTTGGTAACAAGAATTTTGAACATCATACAACATTATTATCACCGCCCTTTTCAAGTTCCTGTTGATCTACATACCGCTCTATAAGCTTTTGGCGTGGCAGGCTCATTTGTGTATCAAGCTTAAACCGCTTGATGTCAGAAATAAACACAACCACACCACAGAGGGCAGAGAAAAAAAGGACAACAAAAAGTATCATCACAAAGAGTTTGAGTATAGCTAACATATCAATATCCTTTCTTGTTGTAATGCCATAGAATAAGCATTATTATGAAACATAAAAACAAATATACTGAGAAATCTAACATATTAATCACCATTAAGCAAATAATGTAACAAAGCGATAGAGCAGGAGATAACAAAAAGACCAATAAACATAGCACCAAGAGTGAAACTATACTGACCAAAACGAAGTTGAAGTCCGAACATATTCCATATAGCACCGAAAACAGCTTTCATTGTATCAAAGAAGTTCATAAATAGCCCCCTTATTTTATAGCCCACTTAACAACACAAATAGCAAGCATAATAGTGAAGAACGCAATAAGCACAGTAATAAAGATAGACGGCATAAGACCAATACTTGCGGTCATAAACTTAAAGAAATCTGATGTACTGTCAAATATAGATGATATGTCAGAAAGGTCAAAGCTAAATGAGCCGAATTTTTCATCATAAGTCTTATTTCTTATGTATTCGTCAAAATCTTCTTTTGTGTCAAAGTCTGTGCCGTTTTCAAGTCCGTCATAGTCAGTAATCTTACTAGGTGGAAAAGGGTCATCAAGCATATCTGAAATAGGCTTATCCGTAGGGTATTCAACGCCGTTTATCTCTAATGGTTTATAATCGGGATAATCTTTGAATGAAAAGCCGTCAGAAACAACGGTGTAAAAATCGTAACCATTACCGCCATACAAGCCATTTATCTTGCTTGCTACGGCGTTGTCGGGTAGCTCTTTGTAAAAGGTCTTAAACTCTGCATTATTGGCGTAAAAGTCCTTTGCGTAACCCTCGGCACCTGTTTCATACAGATAACGTTTACCAACAACCACGATATACAAGATATCCTGTTCACCGAGTTTGTCAGAGCCTTTGATATTTTCAAGATTTATCGTGTGCGTGTTAGTCATATTCGCACCATTGGCAATAGGCAGACCGAAAAGCGGTGTAACACCATTGCAGAAAGCCGAATTTGCAACGCCGTCAGCATTTTCAGAGGTCATTTCACCAACGTTACTTGAAGATGTATCAGTGGACGAACTGTCGGGTGTACTAACAGTATCATACTTTGAATCTGTTGTTGTATTGGGTTTTGTTTTTCCGTAAGCTGTTGTAAGTACGTATTTTGACTTATCAAGAAAAGTATAAATCGCTCCGTCCATAGCTTTTTTAGTGCCGAAAATATTCGGATCATACGGTGTTATGAACAATACATACTGATATGTATATTGCGTTGCTTTCGGGTCCTTATCAAGAGCCTTTTGCATAGCCTGCTTGTATTCGTCAGTAAGCTTGACAGTAACATCAATATTGTTGTTTGTTATAGTTTCACCGTCATTTTTTGCACCCGGGGCGGACAATGTTCCCGAACGTGACATACCTGTTGTGAGTTTTCGGGAATACTGAACGGAAAAGGGAACAATAGGAGCGTTAGGGTCTTCCCAAACAGGTGTTTTCTTATCTTCCCAATTTAAAACAGGAACGTTACTATATATAACCTTGTATTGACCGCCTGAATAATCGTACTGCTCATGGTCATAATAAACGCCATTTAAAGAAAACCAACGAGTAGCAGTATCATCATAGATAGGTTTGTTTTCTGAAGTAACGAGAACACAAGCAAAAGCATTATAATCAGTTTTTGATACAAAGCAATGAAGATTGTTACCAAAATAAGTAATAGAAGAACTAGATTTACAAAATATAATAGTATACGTAAAACCACTGCCGTTAGGGGCGGCAAAGACAGTATAATAATCGGTTTTGTCACTATCAGGAATACAAGAAAAAACATTCTGTTTGATAGTATCATTCCACGAAGTATAAGAAGTGCCGATATCAGTAGCAAAAGCAGGAACGGCACAGCAGACCATAAGCACCATAGCGGAGAGGATTGACAAAAACCGCCGAAGTTTTGTTTTCATATTTTTTCTCCTTTCAAAATAAAAAAATGCGGAGCGGATTGACCGCCCCGCACAAGCGAGTGTTTAAGCTTTACCCTTTGTAAGCTTTCTTACAACACCGATACCAACACCGAGAAGTGAGGCACCGACAAAAGCCATTACAAGCGGATTGCCTGTCATTGTTGTCCAAACCTGACTTACAACTGATGTAATTGTGCTGATACCGCCTGTAATTGCGACATCATCAGCAAGAAGTGAAGCACCCAT